CGTCGCGAACCGCGTCGTCAACCGCGCCGTCAACCGCGCCGTCAACCGCGCCGCGAACCGCGCCGTCAACCGCGTCGCGAACCGCGCCGTCAACCGCGCCGCGAACCGCGTCGCCAACCGCGTCGCCAACCGCGCCGCCAACCGCGCCGCCAACCGCGCCGTCAACCGCGCCGCCAACCGCGCCGCGATGATCACGAAGAATCATATTTGCGATTGGCGCCGCAAGCGAGAGCACCAACGGAGAAGATACCCACACGATTCGTTTCGGTGGTGGCAGGCCAGCGCCGCGGTAGCATTCAGGAATGGCCGCTTCAAAGCGAGCGCGATCGGCCTGTCCTGTGCGCAATCCAATGGCGATGTATTTATCGCGCCACTCGGCGAAACGGGCTTCCTGGGCCGGCGTGAGTTTGTCGATTCGCTTGACGCGTCTCATATGATCTCCTGTTCGTGGCGTTCAATCTTGACGGCATACTTGCCGCTTGGGTTCGTGACGACGATCCGACTATCCGAGGGTTGCATCGCCGCCCAAATTCTCGCGACGGCAAAGGCTACCGCCGGGTCGGCCGTGCGGGTCAGCGTGCGGACGCGCGTCGGGTTGAGGCGCTCCACGTCGCCGCACTTGAAACAGTGCCGGTGTCCGTCGTCGGGGTCGCGCTCGCAGTTCCAACGATCGCACTGGTCGGCTCGCTCCGAGTAGTTCCCGCGAAGTGCGCGCTTGCTCGCGTCGTGACCCTTCGCGCAGGTATCCCAGTGACACCGGTACATGCGCGGGCGAATGCCGGCGCGCCCGACGTGGAGCTTCAACCCGGCGCCGAAGTAGAATCGGCCCTCGGCGTGCGGATCGGGGTCGATGGGCATCGACTTACCGTTGTGCGTCGGGTGCCATTCCACGCGCGCTTTGCAGGCGTCGCAGAAGGTCGGGAAACTCATCGAATCTTGCCTATTGCCCTGCATGCCGCCTCGCGGCCATCATACTCTGGCGTCCCGAACACCGAGAGCAACGCGAATGCCGTCTTGACTTCCTCGTCGCTCAACTCCTGGACGTGGCGCAGGCCGAACATCGCCTCAAGCCATGCGCCCTTGGCCTCGGGGTCCTCGGGGTCCGACAGATGCGTCTCCAGCAGCTCCTCGAGTGTGGGCGTCTTCGGCGCCCACTTCTTCCCGCTTGCGTTCACAGGCGGCGCGTCGATTGGCGCGTCGTCGAAGTCGATCGGCTTCCCGGTGACGGCTTCCAGATCGTCGGCCGTCGTGTCAACGCGCTCGTCGATGCGCATGTGCTGCTTGTGGATCTGGTCCTCCAGGCGCCCGATGTAGTGCGACGCTTGGTCTTTGCTGAGGGCCTTGCTGGTGCCCTTGCCGTCTTCTCCGACGCAGCGGGAGCCATCGGCCTTGCGGTAGACGGCAATCGTCTTGCGATAGGTCTCGTCGGTGAGGCCGCCGACCTTGGACCTGAGCGTGTGAATCATCGTGATTTGCTCGGGTGTAATGGGGCCGCCCGTCGCGGGCACCTTCGCCGCCGTTTTCGCAGCCTCGGTCACGACGACGGGCGCCGCAGATTCTGCCTCGGGCGCTGGCGGGTCGCGCGGCGAGTCCTTCGCGACGCATGGGTCATCCTTGCGGACCCAGACCTTCGGCGCGCTCCCGAATCGCGACGGGTCCGGGTTGCGAATCTGGATCACGTTCTCGCTGCGCCACTTGCGCGTGAAGCGCGGATCCCAGAGTTCGAGCGCGATGCCCATGTCCTTGCAGCAGCGCCCGAGCGCGTCCGTCTTGGCGCTCTCTAGCGCCGTGCCGAACGAGGACTTGGGATTGCGCTCGATCCACTTGCCCTCGCCCATGGCTTCCGCGGCGAAGCGGCCGAGCACATAGAGCCGCATCGGCGCGAACACCTGGTTCCCGTTCACCTTCGGATCGCCATGGTGCGCGAGGCCCCAGCCGCCGACGCCGAACGCATCGTTGAGCCGCATGCGCCAGCGCACTCCCGGCAGGTAGAGCACGCCATCGTCGGGGCGCACTTCGATCTCGTCGTCGGCGAGCGGGCGACGGAGAATCGCCTGCTGGTCGGGCGTCCACGGCGCGAGACCGATACCGACGTATGGGTCGCGCGGCGGCGCGATGGCCGCGACGTCGGCAGGCGGGAGTGCGGGCTGGCGGCCGTTCGAGGGGACGAGCCGCGTGTCTTCGCCGTCGCTCACTTGAACCTCCTGAGCTGCTCCATTGTCTCCGCCGTCGGGTGCGCAATGTCGATGCCCAACTCCTCGGCGTAGAACTTCTCGTTCGCGACGGTCGCCTTGATGACTGACGGGCCACCGAAGTACGCCGACCAGTACGCCTCCTCGCCTTCCATCCAGGCGATGCAGTCGGCGCACTCGTCGAGGTCCATTGCATCGCCGTCGTGCTTCGTACAGGCGGGCGCTTTCACTTGCCAGCCTCCTCCGCGGCGACATGCGCCGCGAGCCATTCGTTAATCCAACCCTCGGAAATCGCCGCCACCTGGTTCGTGGCCGGCGTCGAGCCCTTGCCGATACCGAGAAACCGCCGCTCGGCCGGGCGATTCGAATTGGGCGCGCGCGAACCTTCCTTGCCTTCACTCGATCGCCAAAGGCGATGCGCGTCGAGAATTGCCTTGAGTTCGTGGGCGGTAAGGGTACGAAACATGGTCATGGGGTCTCCAATGCTCGGATGTCGTGATTCGCAATCAAGCCGCACACGATATTGTTCGCCCTGTCGCTGGCCATCTCGTCGGTCACGGGCAACCCGTACACGTCACGCAACATGAGGATGCCCTCCTTCACGTCGCGGATCAGGTTGTCCACGAGAGCGCGGCGCGCGGCGTCTCGCTTTGCCTTGCGGGCGGCGGCCCGCTCCTCACGCACTTCGCCCTTGCGCAGAAGCGCCTGGATACCGCGGGATTCCTCGGCGGTCACCTTCGGTTCCGGGCGGAACTGCGACGCGGGGAACATCCGCTCGAACAGGTCGGGGTTCACTTCTCACCTCGGTACTCTTCGAGGGTATCGAATCCGGTCTCGCCACGGCGCCGCGCTTGGCGGCTCTCGTACTCGCGAATCGCGGCGCGGTCCTGCGCCGTGGTCTCGAACTCGGCGCACCCGCCAGCCTCATGCGTCTCGCCGCATTCGCCACACACGGGCGGCATTTCCTCGGGCGGGTTCTGCTCGTCCTCGTTCGGCTGGGTCCAGAATGTGGGAGTCATGAGCACACCGAGTCGACGAGGTTGCAGAAAGCGAGCGCCGCGAGCGCTGTCTCGTAGAACGCCTGCACGTCGTCCGCGCGGCGCCAGGCCGCGCGCGGCGCGGTGTGATCGAGCGCGGCATAGTAGAGCCGCGCGGCGCGATCGTCGTCGGTGAGCGCAACGCCAAGCGTCGCCATGGAGCGCTCGTAGTCGCGGAGATCGGAGAGCATCAGAGCAACCGTCGGAGCATTTTGCGTCTTGTTCATGAAAGTAGAATCGCACGCGTGTACACGCCGCGCAAGTCTTTCGACGTCGCGTGTACACGATAAAATGCGCCGCGTTAAATACGGGCGGCGCAGGCCTGGGCCCAGGACATCGGGCCCCGGTGCCGTCCCCGTGTGACCATGTCCCGGACGTTCTTGCGCTGCGTCCCGGTCTCAAGGTGACTGGGGTTCACGCACGCGGGATTGTCGCAGCGGTGGAGGACGAAGAGGCGTGGTATTTTCCCCGTCTCAAAATAGAAGGCCATGCGCGCGGCGGCCATGACGATTGTCCGCCGAAGGCTGGGCTCGTATCCGATAGCCATGACTGCGCGGCCCCATCCGTGGGCTCCGCAAAAGTCGCCTCTGGATTCTCGCGATCAACCTCATTGACGCGCTCCTTGTCTATTTTGTCTGGACGTGTACACTACCACGAATGGCCAAAAAGAAGCCGAAAGACGGGTGCCGCGTCGTCGTGCGCTGCACGCGCGAGGAGTTGGAGCGCTGGAAGAAGTGCGCCGCGCCGCGCACGCTCAGCGACTACGTGCGCTTGCAGTTAGGGGCGTCATGACCTTGGCAGTCGGCGATCGCATAGTAGTGAGCAAGCTCCCGGTCAACGGGGTGCGCCTGGCCTCGGCGCGCGAGTGCGAGTTGGGCTTCGTGTGCGAGTCATGACCCCGCGCGAGACGCTCCACCGCGCCTGCGTCGTGCTCCTGGGGATTCTGCTCATCGGGTTGATTGCGAGCGCGGGATAGCCATGGAAAAACTGGAATTGGTCACGGGTTTTGAGTCGCTGCGCGCACGGGCTGCCCCATGAGTGAGCCATACGGCTTCGACGGGTCGATGCTCCTGTTCTACGGCGCGAAGCACTCCACCGCGAACGCAGCGCGGATCCGCGAGTACTTCAAGACGGTCCCGGGCGTGTCCCAAGAGGCGCGCCGGCAGCTCGTCGACGACTGGCAGAAGCGCGGGTTCTTGACCGCGGACGACGCGCGTCAAATACTCGGCACGTAACCTGCTACGCGCGGTCGTGATATAGTCGCCTCATGTCTCTTCGCTGGGAAGGAAGCACTGCCCGTCATCGGCGGCATCTGTACTCACGATATGGCGTAACCAAAGGCGATTTCGACTGGATGGTTGATGCCCAGGGTGGGTGTTGCGCAATCTGCGGGACTCCTGAAAACGAGAGAGAGCGTCTCTCGGTGGATCACTGTCACGAGACTGGCAAAGTGCGCGCGCTTCTTTGTGCAAAGTGCAACCGAGGCCTCGATCCAGAGCTACTCATCAAGGCCGCCGACTATTTAAAGCTCCATCGCGCGAAGTTGGCATAGTTTGTGGTCTTACGCGCGCGCGTTGGGTACTGTGCAACCGCGTCATAATCGTACAACCCGATACTTTTTGCGTAGCGAAAGTTCCACTTTCAGTGATCCATCTTACAGACGCTGAACATCGCGTCATGGTCCATTCCGGATGGGTTCGCTTCGCTCTCCCGGCAGAGCGGAAGACACCGCAGGGCACCATCGGAGGGCGCCCGGGCCGATGACGCCTCCGCTGAAGTTCCCGGAGCCGCCCTGTCGGGCTGGGAATCACGGAGGGCAGAGCAGAGCCGGGACGCGCGGGGCCGGTGCGGGCTCATCTGCGGTAGGGACCGGGACTTGATGGGCCTCGGCGCTGCTCCCCAGAATTCTGCTATTCTGCCTCCGCGCTCCGGTCTTCGGGCATCACAGCGCGGCCAGTGCTCCTATCAGCCTGCTCACGGGCTTCCGCGTAGTGAGAGCGAACCCCGGCGCTTTGTACCGGGGGTAGGGCTTGACAGGTTCGGGCCGATAGCTGACGCTTTGAGTGTGACTGAAGGCGAAACGAACGGGGTCACGGGGTCAGAGAACCTGTCACTGCAGCGCGGGGGGCCATTTCGGCCCGGGCCTGACACCAGGCGCTCCCTCGGCGGCCGTCCTCGAGCTTGGCGCAACTTCGAGCGTATGCTCAACAAGGAGCACCGCAACCTCGCGAAGTCGCGCGAGCTGATGGACAGGCTGCGCGCGCTGGCAATGGGCGAGACGCTCATGATGGTGAAGGTGGGCGATGTTGAGATGCCCGTGCTTCGCGGAGCTGACCCGTCATTCATGCGCCTCTACCTCGGGCGTGTCTACGGCGCCGAGCCCAACATGGACTCCGAGCGCATCGTGAAGGCGATCCAGGCGCACCTGGACACGCTCATGCAGGAGGCGGAGCGGCTCGAAGCCGTCGAGACCGAACGGCAGCAGGCGAAGCTCCCGCCCATCGAGGACAAGTGACCGCCGCACCCGTCGACGTCCCGACGCTGATTCGCCCGATCGAATCGCGGGACCTGGCGTTTGTCTGGGAAACCTCATTGAAGGTGCGCAAGCCTTACGGCGTGCCGTGGACGACCTGGCGAGACGAGCAGGGGCCGCGCGCGCTCAAGGACTTGAACGCGCCGCACACTTCGATCCGAGTGATGGAGAGCGATGGCGTGCTCGTCGGTTTCGCTCACGGCGTCGGAGCGGTCCTGCTCATGCTCTACGTCAAGCGTGACCTACGCGGTTTCGGGTACGGGTTGCAGCTCCTTGGCTTGGATCCCTACGCGATGAATCCTGACGGCGTCCAGGTCTACGTCCACCGCCCGAATGCCTGTTGGCGCCGATGGTGCCTCGCGAAGAACCTGCGGTGGCGGGAAGTATGAGCGAGCCTGCATTCATCCATTCGGCCATGCAGGCCGCGCCCGTCGACCCCGACTGGAACGCGCGCTACACGCAGGCGCGCGAGGCTGCGCGCGCGGTGCGCTTCCTCGACGCGCTGACGCCGTTCCCGAACCTGCGGAGGTGGTACACCGATGCCAGCGCGAAGCCGAACTGGAAAGCCTGGGAGGTCCCATGCCCCTGAACAAGAAGCCTACGCGCGCCGCAATCTCGCAGAACATCGCCACCGAGGTCGGCGTAGGCAAGCCGCCGTCGCAGGCCGCAGCCATCGCGTTCAGCACCGCGCGCAAGGCCGGGTTCCGCGACAAGCGAAAGCCGAAGGCGCGAGCGTACGGCGGATGAGCAAGCTCGTGAACATTCCCGGTCCCGATGGCATCCGCTTCGCGGCCATTGAGCGCGATGATGGAACGCTGGTGTTCGGAGACGACTTCGCGCCTCCCGGGGGCACGGACATGGTCATGGGCGGCGTGCGGCACCTGTTCGTGCCTAAGTCGGAGCTCGCCGAGGAGTTGCAGCGCGAGGGCTTGCAGCCGGTCTACCGGGGGCGACGATGACTCCCATCGCCCGCCAGACGCTCCGGACCTATGCCGAAGGCATGGCCATCCCCTACCGCGACGTCGCGCGCATGTTCTTGAAGCTCGACGCCACGGGCCGCGGGCGCGCGCTGGTGCAGATGCGCCGGCTCGAGGTTGCCTGGCAGGAGCACGCGGCAGCGCTGGCCGAGCCGTCGTGGTGGCGCCGCGCGTGGCTCAAGCTGGTGGCCAAGGTGCGTTGGTGGAGGGTCGCGTGATCCGCCTGACAAGAGACGCCGACGTTCCGCGGCTGCCCTGCTACGCCTCGGCGTGGTCGGATCCGTGTCGCCGACCGGCGGTATTCTCGCAGTCTGGTTTTTTCGCGACCGGCTTCGCTTGGCGCCCGGCCTGTCGGTTTCACTCTGACCAGTGGGGCAAAGATGAGCGCCGCCGCCGCTTGCTCACGGTCGCGGAGCGGAAGATGCTGCCGGTGCGTGTTGCTTGATATCGTCGAGCTGTGCGGCTTTTGCATGCAAATGCTCGCGCAACGCGAAGATGCCCGCGATGAAATGCTCTGCTTGGCCATAACTACGGCCGAGGAGTTCGGGGAAGCGCGCGTCGTGGGTTGTCGCGGGCTGGATGCGTGAACCCGCTTAATGTACCCGGCCTGCTCGACATGGCGCGCGCCGCCGTGCGGGCTCAGCGCCGTGCCCAGGGCGACAATGGCGCGTGGCCGCGCTTCCGATCCATCCTTGGGGCTGAGCAGCTCGCGCTCATCGAGGACACGCGCCCGCTGGTGGCGGCAGACCCCGGGCGGCGCGCCGGCAAGACCACCGCCTTTCTCGGCAAGACGCAGGCGGTGTTCGACCGCACTCCGCGCGCGGCCGTGGCGTACTTCGCGCCCAGCGACGAGCAGGGCGTCGACATCGTGTGGGAGGACATCCGGGAGCACAACCGGACGTACGAGCTCGGGCTCGAGGAGCGCTGGAGTGAGCGCTGGTGGACGCGAGGCGGCCGAAAGCTCGAGGTCATCGGCTTCAACACGCGTAAGGATGCGGAGCGCGCGCGCGGGCGCAAGTTCCACCTCGCATGGATCGACGAAAGCCAGCTCGCCCCCGACTGGTTCGCGAAGCTCGTGCGCGAGGCCATCATGCCCACGACGCTCGATTTCCTGGGTCAAGTCTACGCCACGGGCACGCCGGGCGAGGTCGCCGATGGGTTCTTCTTCGACGCCTGCCACGGGCACGAGTGGAGCAACGGGCACCACTGGACGTGCGCGCAGAACCCTTTCTTCGCCGGCCGAGACCCACTGCGCGAGGCGCGCGAGCGCTTCAATCTCAGCGAGGACAGCGTCACGTATCGGCGTGAGTGGCTCGGCCTTTGGATCGTCGACCCGGACGCGCTCGTGTACTACATCCCCGACGAGGCGGTGCGCGCGGCACCGACGGAGATGTGGTATTCGCACGTCCTCGGCCTCGACTTCGGGTGGAAGGACAAGGACGCGCTGTCGCTCGTGAGCGTGGAGCCCTTGCGGCAGTGGTCGCACCTCGCGGCGGTCATCGAAATGGACGGCAAGCAGACGAATCACCGGCTGTTCCAACGCATCATGGACTTCCAGTCGCACCTATCGTCCCCGGCGCCTGTGGTCTTCGACCCGGCGGGCCACACCACGAACAAGACCATCGAGACCTTCCGCGTGGATGCCCCCAAAATCATGTGGGTGGCGGCCGATAAGCGCCGAAAAGTCGAGTACATCGACCAGCTCAACAACGATTTGCGCAGCGGCGCGACGTTCGTTGAGCCCGGTTCGCCGATGCTCAAGGAGGCCAAGCAGCTGCGCTGGAAGCGGCCCGGGAAGGTGGCCGAGGACGCCGACCACACGGACATGGGTGACGCCTGGCTCTATGCCTGGCGCTACGCGCGTGATAGCTTACGGTCGTTGCCCGTGAAAAAGCCCAAGGCCGACCCGCACGCGGACCCATTTGACGAGGTCATGGCGCAGATCACAAAGGGCGAAGGCATGAACCATTTCGAGGCGCGCAGACGGAGGCTTGGATGAGCGACGAATCATGGAAAGAACCGGCGAACATCGACGGGCCGGGGCAGCTGGAGAGCAACGCGGCGCCGTCCGAGGGCTTCCCCGTTGAGGTCGAGCCTGATGCACTCGCGGCGGCCGTGGACCTGCTCAAGCGCACGCACAAGTACATCGACGACGACATGCTGGCCCAGCAAGTCTGGGGGTTCATCAAGGCCCATGGCGGCTGAGACTGTGGCGCCCTTCTACGAGGTAAATCATCGTCCCGCCGTCGGGCGCTTGCGCATTTATGCCCTTGCCATCGCGGCCGGGTTGTACTGGGGGACCGTCGTCTTTGCGTGGATGGTCGCCCATGGCTAAGGCTCGTCATCTTGGCTGCTCGGCGGCCGAGCCGTGCAACATCTGCCTGTTCAACGCGCGCGCCTCGGAGGCCGACAACCCGATCTATCCGCATCGCCACTCAACGGCGTGCCGCTGTCGCGACTGCTGCGAGTGGACCATCGACAGGCCCGCTCCGATCAAAGACCCGTCGTGCGACTGCTTCCTCTGTGCTGCCATCGTCAAGGCCGCGGTGCAGGCCGCCACACTCGGCGCGCCCGAGGACGACGGTTGGGTGACTGCACATCCCGACGTGAGGCCGTCGTGAGCGAGGTCGCCGACGAGCTTGCCGCGCGGCGCCTGCCCGAGTGGGCACGCAAGCTCGCGGACATCAAACTCGGGTGCTCGCTCGGCATCGCGGTCATGCCGCACGCGAAGTGGCTCACGGAGAACCCCGGCGTGCAGTTCACGGAGTGTCCGGAGCACTTGCTCGAGGTGTCCATCGTCGTCATGGGAATGGAGGTCCACCCGTCGGCTCTCAACCCCGATCCGAACGCGTGGCCGCGTGTGAACGTCGGACCCGTCGTCGAGCTTGGCCGCATGCCGTGGGCCGAGTGGCGGCGGCGCGCGGACTCGCAGCTCTACCCGACGAGCGAGGCCGGCGCGTGAATGCCGAGGAACAAATCGACGCGCACATCGCCAAGGCCCGCGCGCACCTAGCCGACGCGCTGAAGGAACTATCTGCGCTCGTCGGGCATGACGAGCAAATCATGTTCGTCGTCGCCAGCAAGATTCTCGATGTCTCGAAGGCCATTGCGGCATTGGGCGGTCTGCTGTGAGCGACGAAGCGCCCCCCATCTCGCCCGTACCCTGGTTCAAGGTCCCGAAGGACGCGCCGGACGACCGCGCGGGCGCAGCGGCGCAAGCCCTCGTCTCGCAAGTCAACGTGATCGAAATGTCGCCGCTCGAAACCACGAGGCGCGACAACCTGCTCTTCGACCTGGAGTTGTACTTCGGGACCAAGTTGCAGTCGTTATACGAGACGAGCGGCAACGCGACGGCGCTGGCGCGAACATGGGAGCCCGACTCCATCATGTTCAACATCTGCTACAGCATCACCTGCACCATTCGCAACCGCATCTGCTCGTTCCGCCCCCGCGCGCAGTTCCTGCCGAACGGCGGTGACTACAAGGCGCAAGACGGCTCGCGCGACATGACGGACATGTGCGACGCGTGGGCCGTGGAGACGCAACTCCAGCAGCAGGCGTCGCTCATGTTCCGCGACATGCTGACGGGCGACGGCGGCGTGCTCAAGCACTACGTCGAGGACGGCAAGGCGAAGACGTCGCGCTTTCCGGCGTGGGAATTCTACTTCGACGAGGCGGAGAGCATCTACGGCGAACCCGAGTGCGCCTACCACGTCACGTACATGCCGCTCGAGACGGCGGCGGCGAAGTACGACGTTGACGAGTTCTTGCTCGCGACGCAGACGGTCTCTTCGCCGCCGGGGATCATCTACATCACCTCGCGGCAGATGGTCCGCGTCGTCGAGTCATGGAAGCGCGCGCATGGGCAGAAGCCCGCGCCCGTGGGTGACGACGCGCCCGACACCGAGGACACGAAGTCTGACTACGAAGCCGGACGCCACATGGTCACCGTCGGCATGCAGACCGTCACCGATGAGGAATGGGAGTGGGACGGCTTCCCGCTCACGGTGCGGACCTTCGACGAAAACGCCGTGGGCGTTTGGGGCAACGGCGCGATTCGGATGCTGCGCGCCGACCAGCTCGAGCTGATCAAGGAACAGGAGGTCTTGCGCCGCGCGCATGAGATGGCCTCTGCCCTCGTGGTGCAGACGCAGGACACCGAAGACGGTCCGACGAAGATCACGAACGACTACGTGCGCACGGAGCGCTACAAGAACACGCCCTCGACGTACACGAACCCGAACCCCGTGGGCCAGGAACGCTACCAGTACATCGACACCATCTGGAAGCGCGCGTACGACAAGATGGGCATCTCGCAATTCCTCGCCGCCGGCACGAAACAGCCGGGGACGACGAGCGCCGTCGCCATCGACGCGTCAAGTGAGATGCAGAGCGACCGCCTGGCGCTGTGCTCCCAGATTTGGGAGGGCATTTTCGTGGACGCCGCGAAGTGGTGGTGGCGCTTCACCAAGAAGCTCGGCCGCGAGGGCGTCAAGCCGAAGTGGCGCGCGATCAAGAAGGGCACCTGGCGCGAGCTGGTGTTCGAGGACCTGGACGCCGAGTATGAGATTCGGCCGTTCCCTTCGTCGCTCTTCGGGCAGACCGTCTCGGGGCGACTCAACAAGGCGATGCAGGCCGTCGAGGCCGGGTGGATCGAGCAGGACGACGCGCTTGCAGCCATCGACGTGCCCGACCTGGACCCCATCACGGATTTGAAGCTTGCGCCCAAGCGCTACATGCAGAACCTCGTCGACAACATCCTGAAGCGCGGGCTCTACAAGCCGCCCACGCCATACATCGAGCCGGCGGCGATGCAGGCTTACGCGCGCTCGCGCTACCTGCTCGCCGAGTGCGACGAGTCGAACTACCCCGAGGAGAACCTCGCGATGTTGCGCCGGCTCATCGACTCGCTTTCGCCGCCCGCGACGCTCCCGCCGCCGGCCCCGGCCGCGCCGGCGCCAGGCGTCCCGATGGCCGCGCCCGTGGGCGCCGCGCCGGGCGGCGCACCCCTTCCCGGCGTCGCAATCTCGCCGGGCGCGGTTCCCGAGGCACCTCCGGGGGGCATCCCCGGGCCGCTCCAATAGGACGAAACACACACGCGAAACGGAGAGCACATGTCGATATCCAAGAAGAAGTCTGCCGTCGCGAACGCCATCAAGGCGCTGAGGTACTACTGATGGCCAAGGGTGGTGGTTCCGCTCCCGCACCGAGTCCCGCACCGGCCCCGGCCGCTCCCGTCGCGCCATCGCAGGCCAGCAAGACGGCCGCGATCCAAAGCATCGCCGACATTCGCGATGTGGACGTCGTGGAGTGGGGCAACGGCGAGCCGGCCAGCGGTTCGACCGAGTCGCCGCCCGCGATGGCCCGTGGCGGCATCCTCGACGACGCGCCCGCGAAGGTGACGCCGCAGAAGGGCGAGCCCGACCACCCGGACGAGCTCGCGGCCAAGCCGACGAGCAAGGTCGACGAGCCCGAGACGGAGACCGCGGCCGACGAGCCGGCGAAGAAGACGCCCGCTGAGAAGCGCCAGCGCGCTCTTGACAACCTGGCCAGCGAGCGGCGCGCCCGGACACTCGAACAGGAGCTGAAGGACACCCGCGCCAAGCTCGAGGCGGGCGAAAAGCTGACCCTCGGGGAGTTGCTCAAGGCCCGAGGCATCAACAAGGACGACTTGCTGGAGAAGCTGCTCACGGGCGCCGACGACCTGGGCCTGCCGGCGAAGCTCGAAGGCGATGCGGCGGCCCTGGATGCGTTGCAGAAGAAGATCGACGCGCTGGAGGCCCGCGACAAGGAGCGCGCCGAGCAGGAAACGCAGCGCAAGATTGATGAGGGCATTCGCACGGTGGCCGAGCATCTCAAGGACGTGGGCGTGCCGCTCATCGAGTCGCTGGGCGCTTATGGCGACGTCATGAACGAGGCGTATGACCTGTGGGTGAGAAGTGGCAAGGACGGCATCGCCCTGGATCACCTGCCCACGGCGGCCGAGAAGGTGGAGAAGGCGCTGCGTGCGAAGCACCCGCGCCTAGCGGCGCTCGCGGACGCGGCGGAGAAGGCCGGGAAGGCGTCGCCGGCTGCAGCGGCGGCTGCCATCACGCGGCCGGGCATCACGCGGCGCGCGGGCGCGAGCCCGCAGGGCAAGCCGACGCCGTTGCCAAGCGACCCGCTTGACCGCGATGTGGCGATCAAAAAGGAGATGGGCTGGACGTGACCTTGGCGGAAACGCTCCGCATGCTCTGCCCGGCGAAGTACAAGCGGATTCGTTGGCTCAACGCGTCGCGCGCGACGAGGCGCACCGACTTCGGCCAGCGCATCGCGCCTACACCGCTCCCGAGCGTCCAGAACGTCGGCCACTTGCTTGTAAAACATCGGTAGTTGTGCTTACTTTAATCTGTCAGTTCCGGTTTGCGCGACCACAAGCGAAACGCAGCGACTCCTAGGGCGAAACCTCAGACGCGCTGAGCCGGTTGGATCTCCAACCATTCAAAACGAGGTTTCGTCATGTTCAACGTTCTTCTGATCAAGCTCTTCCTGGCGCTGACCGCGCTGGCGTGCCTCTCGGGCATGTTCGGCCGGTCGCAAGGCGCACTCGGTTCCACCGGCGGCACGTACGCCAACCTCACGACCGCGCTGAAGCGTCGTTACGACGATAGCTTTCTCGGCAAGGTGACGTGGTCCAAGGGGGCCTTCGCCGCCATGCTGCGCAAGAAAGCGTGGTCCGGCGAGTTCCCCGTCTACATGATGCGCGTGGGCAACTCCCCGGCGCGCAGCGCGACGTATTCCGTCGCTGCGGCGAAGTCCGAGGACGGCACCTACGGCTTCACGCGCGTCAAGCAGGCGCAGCTCGCCTGGTACAAGGACTACGGCCGCGCGACCATCGATGGTCTGCTCATGGCTACGGCGTCCGACAAGATGGGCACCGTCTACGACAAGTTCGTCGCGCAGCTCGACGGCATCTTGGACGCCACGATGCACAGCATCTCGACGAAGGTCTACCGCTCGGGCTGGGGCGCCATCGGCAACCTGGACGCGACGACGGACGTCACCACGACCACGGGCATCTTGGAGGTCAAGGAGGACATCGTCCTTTACGAGGTCGGGCAGGACGTCGTGTTCTCCTCGTCGCTCAATGCGGCCGCGCTTCGCAACGCGGGGGCGGTGCTCACGGTCACGGGCATCAACCTGAACCTCGGCCAGCTCACGTTCAACGCGGCGATCAACACCGTCACGGGCACCATCGCCGGTGACTACATCTTCTCGTCTGGCGACCGCCAGAACAGCGCGACGCCCACGCGGCTCGCGATGGCCGGCTACGGCGCATGGTGCCCCTTCGCCGCTCCCGCGGGCGGTGAGAACTTCATGAACCTCGGCGATCGCAACGTGGACGGCCGCCTGCTCGGGACCGTCGTCGACGCGACCACGATGACCGAGGAGGAGTTCTTGATCCAGGCCGCCGTCGAGGCTGACCGTTTCGGTGGTAAGCCGCGCATGGCGTACTTCAACCCCACGCGCTACGGCAACCTCCTGGCGCAGGGTCAGGGCCGCTACCGCCCGACGACGGTCAAAGGACCGATGGGCATCGGCTTCGACGGCGTGGTCGTGCAGACGAACTACGGCGACATCCGCGTGTTTTCGGATCGGTACTGCCCGCGTGACATGTCGGTCGTGGCCGAGATGGACTCGTGGACGGTCTACGGCGCCGGAACGTCGCGGCTTCCCGACTTCATCACGGCCGACGGGAACAAGATCCTCCGTCAGACGGCCGATGACGGTGTCGAGTGCCGCGTGGGCGCCTACGACTCCATGGGCACGAACGCGCCCTGCCACAACGTCGTGGGGAAGTTCACCGCCACTCAGAAGTTCTAAGAGGTCGCAATGAGCACTCCTGTTTACGACCGGCGCGCGCCGTTCCCTCCATTGGGCCTCGTCGGCTTCAAGGGACTGATGTGGCTCGCGCATCAAATGACCATCGGCGCCGCAGGCGCTATCTCCTCGCAAACCGTCCTCGCAAAGGGCGGCGTGACGGCCGTACAAACGGCAACAAAAACGGGGCGCTATACGTACACCCTTCCGGCGGCATACAAGCACCTGTTTCTTCCTGCCTGCGAAACGATCGGACCGACAGACGCCATCTATGGCGCCAATACGACCGGGTACGATCACTTCTGGCGCAACAACAACGTGGACTCCGGTACGAAGGTCGGAACCATTGACCTTCAGTTCACGGAGGGCACCGACAACGCCGATGCACTCCCGCCGTCGGGGCTAGTCATCATGTGCCTCTTCGCCGTCGGAAGGGGCGCGTAACATGGCGGTCTCGGCCGTCGAAATCGCGGCCCGCATGAAGGCCAAGAAGAAGTCGAAGGACGAAGAGGAGGGCTCGCCCGAGGAGGAAGCGAGCGAGCCCGAAGAGGAGGTGCGTGCCGAGGGCGACGACCCGGGTGGTGAGCCCGCGTCCGAGACCGAAGGCGGCGACGAGATGGGGGATTACGACTCCATCGAGGCGAGCGCCGTGCAGGACCTGATGAGCACGAAGGACCCAGAGACGTTCAAGACGGCGTTGCGGCAGTTCGTCAAGGCCTGCATCGACCGCGACGAGTAATAGAAGGCGGTGGTGATCACGTTGGCCCAGTTCCGAGACCGAGTACAGGTTCTGTATGACATCTCGGGGAGCGCGGTGCTGTCAGATCCCCAGTGGAATACACTGGTGAACGACGGCATCCGCGCCATGTGGGCCGACGTGACGCGCATCAACAAGGACTTCCGCGTGACGACGGTCGCGCCTTTTACGCTGACGTCGGTCCCGAACGTGACGCTGGCCGCTGACTTCCGCGAGATGCGCGCCGTGCGCTACCAGCCGGGCACGCAGGGCCAGGTCTACTTGCAAAAGCAGTCAATGCGGAACGGCTCGCAGCAGTTCGAGCGCAGCTACCGCTTGCAGGGAAATCAGCTCTACATCGAGCCCTTGCAAAACTGCAACGGGACCTATGACTACGTCTACATCCCCGCGGCGCCGGTGCTCGTGAACGACACGGACGTCTTCGACGTGGAACTGGAGCAGTTCCAGGACTACGTGGTATATCACGCGGTCGTGCAAGCGCTCTCTCGCGAGGAGAGCGACATCACGCAGAGCGCGCAGATTCTCGCGACGGCACAGGAGGCACTCATCGGCTGGGCGTCCGACCAGCGCAGCGCGGACCCGGACACGATCGAAGACGTGCGCCGCGTCTCGCGATGGCTGTGGGCGCCGCCCGGATGAGCGCGAACGTCAAGAAGCCTACGTCCTCGTCGGTGGCTGACCCGCGGGCGCTGCAAGTCCTGTTGCAGTCGTTCTATGAGGCCATCGTGGAGCTTCAGGGCATCATCGCGAAGCCGACACCGGAGAGCGTGGCGGCCGCGGTGGGACCGACGGCGATCATGGTCCTACGAGGCGCCACCGTGACGCTCCCGGGCTCGGCGGCGAGCTTCACGGCCGATGTCTACGTGACGGGGGTCGCAACGTGAGCGGCCTTCCTAAGGCTCCAGTATCGTGGCCAATCACGGGCGGTATCGCGTCGAAGAACGCGCCGATCATGCTCGCGCCGGGCTCGAACCTCGTGCTCGACAACGTGCGCCAGGAACGGAAAAACGAGTGGCGCACGCGCGGCGGCAACTCGCAAAACGCCCTCGATGACTTGCCGGGCGCAAACGTCCCGGTCATCGCGGCCGAGGCGCCATGGGGCGGCCTCGTCGGCCTCTGCCGCCAGACCGACAACGCCACCGCTGGCCGCGTCTACACGCCCACGGCGCTCCCGCGCTGGATGTCGCCCAAGGTCACGTTCAACGTGAGCGGGAACGCGCAGCAGTGCGCGCAGACGACGCCCGGCATCTGGACGCGCAGGGCGGTCTCGCCCGCGCTCACGTTCGTCTCGTCGTACTCGCTGGCCGAGGGTGGCGGCTACCGACTCACGGCCTGGTGGTCGCGCGCGGGCAACCAGGGCTTTCAGGTGTCACTCACAGACGCAGGGGGAATGACCCTCTATTCGTCTTCGATGTTCGGGAACTTCACGACGGCGATGCGCCCGCACTGCGTGTACTCGTCGGTCGCGAACATGCTAATCCTCGTGTGGGCGGCCAGCGCGGGCGGTGTCGTTTCGTGTGCGCGGTGGAGCACGACGACGGGTCTACAGGTCGGCGGCGTCACCACGCTCTCGACCAACGGGAAGGTCGGGTTGGATCTGTTCCTCGACGCGATTTACTACGGCGGCGACACCATCACGATCGCCTTTCGCGACAACGTGGCCACGGGCGGCCTTCGCATCGTCGAGTACAACCCACTCACCGACACGCCGACCGAGTACACGCCGGGGCAGGACGCTGGCGGCACTCTATCGCTGCTCCCCGACCCTGACGCAAGCGGGACGCGCTATGTCGCGGTGACGAGCGCGCTGCCTGAGGTACGCGTGGTGCGTCTCAATGCCGTGGGCGTCATTCAGACGAACCACCTTGCGGATACCGTAGACGCCATGAACATCTCGGGTGTGGCCTACCAGTCGACGACGGGGACGCCGGGCTGGATGATCGTGTACCACACCGCCGGTGCGCCGCAGCTCCGCGCGGTCAAGTGCCGCAACGGGACGACGAGCGCCGTGGTCAATCTTACGCCGGCCGTATGGGGCCAACTCGTGGAGCTTGCCACGAACGGGTGGCGTGAGCCGGGTACGGACTCCATGCGCTACATCGCTTACGTCACTGGGAGTGCGGCCACGGACACGCAGCCGACATATCTCGAGATGGCGCTGGAGTTCGAGAATGGCGTGTCCACCATCTCGAACCAATGGACCGAGCCGCAGGCGCGCCTATTGCCGCTCAACGCGGGTGCCGGGTTCATCGAGCGGGCCTGCGTACCTCAGGTGCAGCGCACGGGTACGGACCGATTCGTCACCTGCCTTCCGAGGGTGATCGGCTTCGACATTTCGCCGGGGCAGGATGCGACCCGGTACGCCGTCGACGCGTGGTCCGTGCAGTACATGAACGCGATCACGCGCACGGGCCAGAACCAGGGCCAGGGCGTGCAAACGCAGCAGTGCGCGTACCTACCTGTCGGCTCGCTCTTGCAGACGGCCACGGGCCAGCTCCTATGCTCGCTCGGGGCCAGCGCGCGCCCGTTTCAGCCCACGCTAACACCGAGCAACGGCGCCGGCTCACTCACGGCTGGCCAGCGCTACGCCTATGTCATCACGACGACGCTCTACGATGAGAACGGCAACTCATGGGACTCCGACCCGAGCATCCAGGCCGTGGTCTCCGCTGCCGCGATGGCCGGCAACAATCAGATCACGGTGGTCGCGGATGCCACGCCGTTCGAGAACGCGGCGCGACTGCGCACGGTGAAGTTCTGGCGCACGCTCGACAACGGCTCGCAGTTCTTCCTCGCGCACGAAGTGACGGACACCATCGCCAACACGACGCGCATTACCTGGCTCGACCAGAGCGGCGACAACGTGCTGTCGCAGGCCATCAGCGCCGAGCTGCAAAGCACCATTGTCCCGGCCATGTTGCACGTCGCAGAGTTCGGGGGCCGACTCTATGGTGTCGAGCGCGACTTTCCGACGCGGGTCCGCTACAGCAAGCCGATCCAGGCCGGAGCCTCGCCGCAGTTTCCCGCCGAGTTCGTTGTGGATACCGATGACGGACTAGGTACTGCCACCGGTTTGACCGCGATGGACGATCGGGTCGTGCTCTTCAAGGGAAATGCCTCTTACGTGTCGAGCGGAGCGCAGAAAGACAACGCCGGCAACGGTTCCGATCCTGTCTTCGTCCGCATCTCCAAGGAAGACGGCTGTATCGCGGGTGGTCCCTTCATGTCGACGGGCGCCGAGGTCTACATGACTGCTGCCGGCGGCGTAAAGCGGGTCTCTCGCTCGCAAGAAGTCGACTTCGTGGGCGCCGCGATTGACCAGTACCTGTCGATGCCGCTCGTGACGTCTCCCGAGACGGTGACTGGCATGGTGCTCTCCCCGGCCAAGAACGAGGTGCGCATCCAGACGACGCACTATCGCTTCATCCATGACCGCGTCTTCAACAACTGGGAGCGCGACACGGGAGGGTTCACCGCGGGCACCATCGTCATGACGAAGATGCTTGGCGGCGACACGCAGTGCTTTCTCACGAGCGACGGGCACATGTGGATCGAAGGCGCGGACTCGGCGGCGCCAGCCGACGCAGGGACGACGTATCAGGGAATCATTCGCTCGCCATGGATTCGGCCGACTGGCGTGGGCGGTTGGCTGCGCCTCTATCGCGCGCGCGCCGAGGGCACGGTCACGACATCGAGCACGGTGAGCGGCGCCGAGCTGAAAATCTTCTTCGACGACGACGATACGGTTTTCGAGACGTTCACGCCGCCGGGCAATATCGCCGCGGCCCCTGGCCTCCTGCGCACCGAAGGCCGGCCCGTGCGGCAGAAATGCCAATCGTTCTCGCTGCAGCTCAAGCTTCCGACGGGAGATGCGACGGTGCGGCTTGAGGAGTGGTGGACCATCGTGGGCGCGAAGATGGGCGCGCCGCCTCCGGTCGCGGGGACGCGGTGGCTTGGCAGCGGCGTGGCGCCGCCCGTGCCGGTGCCCGACATTCTGCCGCCGCAGACGCGGAAGAACTGGATCATTCACCCAAACATTCAAAACTCCCTCCTCGGGAACCTCAACTCGAATCAGAAGGACTGGGCGATCCGATGGGTCGCTGACCTGATTTCGACGGGCCAGTGGACGTGCGTCCAAAGCTCGACGTTCGTGTCCATGTCGGCCTCGAATCTGTGGACCACGCTTGGGTCCATCGCGCGCCCGGGCGGTTCGATCGGCGGCTACTCCTGGATCCTCTTGCAACGGCGTGACGGCGTTCAGATCCAGATGGGAATCACCATCGACGCGGGCTGGGTCGAGTACACGCTTTATATGTCACCCTCGGGCTTGTTCACGGGCGGCGCCATCGCCGTTCCACCGACGGCAACCGATCAGGTACTCGTGCAGGATCTGAGCTATGGCGGCGGGACGAATTGGCTTGGCCGCGAGGGCAACCCGGCGATCGATCAGCTCTACACAACGCACACCTGGAACAGCGACGACGGGACATGCACCTACACCGTCATACAGGGCACGAACCACACGCAGGTCGTGCTCATGATCTACCGGCCGCTGAATCCGTCGCCCGCGTGGACGATCCCGGTGTTCGCGTTCATCATCTTCGGCGGCCCGAATCAGAACAGCGGCGCGCCGGTGCCCGACATGGACGCGGTCATGTCCAACCAGATGAACCTCGGTCAAGGCGCGCCGGGAATCATCAAGGCTGATTTCACCGTCGAGGGCACGGACTCGGGGCATCCGGCATGGGTCTTCGCGAACTGGCCGCACGTCGATGAGCAGAGCGGAAAATGGTTGCTCACGAAGACGGGTCTTTTCGGCCGCACCGTCGGCGCGCGAAGCGCTGGCATGGGCATCGTCCCGGACGTTTGGTGGACGACGAAGGATGCGAGCTTCCACGACGGCGGAACGTTCAACAACGGGACCGCGAGCGTGATCTACTTCAACCAGATGTGCTTGCCGTGGCTTCCGAGCGTCGTGCCACTCGGATTCTCTCCGTCGAGCGTGGGTCCCTTCTATGGGACGGGGCTGTGATACCATAAGGAGAACCAATGGCCTGGTACGACTACCTCAATCCGCTCACCGACGCGAAGAAGGTCACGAACGCCGTTGGTCTCACGAACCCGGCCGCGCCCGACATTTCCAAGACGCCCGCCGCGCAAGACCTGTCGCGCTTCGCAGGCCAGCTCACGAGCGAGTACAAAAATCGCACCGCTGGCACGGCGCCCGTTGTCACAGCCCCGACGGTCGACACCACGCAGAGCGACCAGGCGCGCGGCATCCAGCAGAACACGATCGGCGGTCTCCAGGGCGTCGCCAGCGGTGGCACGAACACGGCGGCCGACGCGCTTCTGACCAAGGGCACCGATGCAGCCTCACGTCAGGCCATGGGCACGGCGGCGACCTACAGCGCCGCTAATCCTGGTGAGGCGCTGCGCATGGGACTCGCGGCCGGCGGTGACGCGGCCAATAAAGCGGCGAGTGACGCAGCCATTCTCAAGGCCAATGAACAGGCCGACGCGCGTGCGAAACTCGTGGACGCTGCCACCGCAATGCGAACCGGTGACACCAACATCGCGACGACGAACGCGGCGAATACCCTGTCCGCGAATCAGGGAAACCAGAGCGCCAATATCTTGCAGCAGCAAACGAACAACACGAATGACCAAAATCTTCGTACGGCGGCCGAGACCGGCCTAATCGGCGCATTCGCGCCCACCTCCATCAATTCCCAGAACCAGCTCAACAACCAGGCGGCCAACTCGACGGCCATCGGTGGTCTCATCGGGACCGCTGGCAAGATGATTGCCTCCGACGAGCGCCTCAAGACGGATATCCGCGACGGCTCCAAGGACGCGGACTCGTTCCTGGCCTCGCTCTCGCCGCGATCGTGGGAGTGGAAGGACCCGGGCGACCCGCGCACGACGGGGCCGGGCCAGAAGCTCGGCACCGTCGTGCAGGAGATGCGCCCGCAGGACACGGCCGTGGGCGCCGACGGGACCGGGTACATCAGCCCGGACGTGATAACGAAAATGCTCGCCGGCATGGGGCGCCTGCACGAGCGCGTGGCGGCCGTCGAGGGCACCAAGGACGACGGGAGCGTGCGCTGGGGTCCATCGCCCTATCCGAAAGAGCCGCCGCCCAAGCCGATCACGATGCCGGAGCGCCGCTAGTGGCCGACAGCCTGACCATCAACGCCGCCGCTCCACTACCGGAGTTCGAGAAGCGGCGCACGTTCGAGACGACGAAGCCCGGCGACGAGACGTCGACTGAGACCGTCACGCAGACGCCTGAGCGCGCCACCGCCGGCGCGCAGCTCGAGCAGGCTGGCGCCGCAGAAACCGAGGCGGCGAAGGAGGCGCAGGTGCAGGCCGATGCCGCCGCGCCGCTCAAGAAGGCCGCCGCCGCCGAGACCGCCGACATTCATAGCCATCAGGCCGCTGACCAGGATTTCGTCATGCGCCAGGCGGCGGAGGACATCGCCAAGGCGCGCGAGCGAACGCAGCAGAGGCAGGCCGAGCTCGACGCCATGTCGTCGCCATCGCTCTACGGCAACACCGACAACCACGGAAAAATCGTGCGCGGCGTGGCCATGGCTTTGGGGGGCATCGGCGACGCGATCCAAAAGGCCGCGATGGTCCGCGTTGGGAAGGCGGCCCCGACCATCGACACGGTGGGCGAAATCATCGACGGCATCCTCAATCAGCAGCGCGAGCACATCAGCAAGCTGAAAGACTCCGTCGTCATGGCTCGCACCGGAGAGCAGGACGCGCGCGAGGCGCGGGCACAGATGCTCGCCGACGTCGACTTGCGCGGCGCCTCGATGCTCAAGCGGGTCCAATCACTCATGGAGGCGCGCCTCGCGGCCATGGGCAAGACGCCCGAGCAGATCGCCGCAGACACGAACGTCGCGGCCGTGCAGGGCAAGATTGCCGACAAGATGGCCGCGCACGTCGCGCCCCTGCTCGACAAGATCACGAAGAAGATCGAGGCGCCCACGGTCAAGAGCGGCGGCGAGACGGTGGAGCGCGTGCCGACCGCGACGAAGAGTGGCGGCCCGATCGCCCTCAACGACCCGACCACGGGCGCTCCGCTGGCGACACTTCCACAGGGATTCACGCCCGAGCAGGGCGCCGACACGAACAAGCAACTAGCGGCCTACAAGGACGCCCGCGACGCACTCGACGAGTTGAACGGCATGTACAAAGAGGGTGTGACGCTCTCAACAGATCAGTACCAGCGCCGAACTGCCCTCCTGAATAGACTGATCAACTCCATGAACGCCGTCGAGGGCAACAAGCGCGCGCCGTCGAAGGAAGAGGTCGAGATCCTCCAGAAGCAGATCGGCGGCTCACTCGATACCGTGACGGGGGCTGGCGAGTCGCGCCTTGACGAGCTGCGAAAGCAACTCGATCGCGGGATGCACATGCGCCTTGGTGGTCTCGGAGTGAACGGCGCGCACATCCTCGGCGAGGTGAACCGGGAAAAACCGGCCGGCGAAGTCGCACCCGCGCCGAAAGCGGAAAATACGTCCGTCGTGCCGACGCCGAAGTCTGCCGCTATCCAACTCATCAAGGCGCGACCGAACTTCCCCGGCGCGAAGGCGCTCAGGGCGAAGTTCCACATCACCGACGCGGAGCTACAGTGACAGACGCCGAGTGGGCCGCACAGGCCAAGGCTCTTCTGGCGGGGCCCGACGAGCCCGAGGCGAAGTCGCCGCAAAAGACGCGCGCGGCTCCCTCGGAATCGAAGTCCGACGAAGAGCTTGGCATCGGTTCGGGCACCATCACGCACAAGCCGACGGTCGGCGATCGCATCGGCATGGCCGCGACACCCGAGGAGGCGGCGGGAAACCGTTCGCGCCGACCGACCGACCCCATGGAGGGTGATCCGCTCGCGGCCGGCATCGTGGCTGGCATCCCCGCTGCGGCTACGGCGGGGCTCGCCGCCCCAGCCCTTGAGGCGGCAGGCGCCCCTGCGTTGCTCGCGCGTACCCTTGCCGGATCCGCCGGAGGCGCCGAGTCTGCGGCCCTGACCGGTGGTGATCCGCGCGTTGGCGCCCTCGTCGGTGGTGGAGCGTCCGCGCTCCCGGGAGCCGCGAACCTCGTTAGGAAGGGAGCGGAGAACATCGAGAAGAACGCTGGCGCCGCCGAGGCGAACGCAGCCTATCGGGCGTTCGGGCGGGCTGGCAACACGGCGAGCCAGGAGAAACTTGAGGCCATCGGACCCATGGCGGTCCGAGACGTGCTCAAGAAGTACGACATTCCAGCAGCGCCCGGCGCCGCGCGCGCCGCGCTGAAGGCGGCCCGTGAAAAGGTCGGGTCAGAGCTCGGGGCCGACGGACCGGCCTATGACGGCGTGCGCAAGCTCGGCGGTGACATTGAACTGGCGAAGCCGATCAAGCAACTCGACGAGCTGCAGGCGCGGTGGGGGAAGACCACGGGGACGCAGCCCTTCGCGGCGGACGTCGCCGAGCTTCGCTCCAAGCTTCTGAAGACCTACGGCGAGCGCGGGGCCATCTCCCCTGGGGAGCTGAACGCCGAGATCGGAGCCATCGAAAACGGAGCCTACGCCGGCAGCTACAGCAATCCCACGGCGGCGAAGACGGTCCAGCGCGTGACAGCGAAGCAACTCGACAGCGTGCTACAGAGGCACCTAGACGAGGTCGCGGCGAAGCCAGGAGGCGCGGAGGCGATTTCCCGGCTGCGCTCCCTGAACAGCGACTATCGCACCCTGAAGACGCTCGCCCCCATCGCTCAGAAGGAGACGGTGAAAAAGACCTTCGCCGAGTCAACGGGGGAGAAGGCACTGCATGATCCGAAGGCCGCCGCCATGGACATCGCCTCCAAGGTAGTGACCGCGCCCCTGCGCGCTGGCGCCGCCGCCGTTCGTGGCGCCGCGAAGGGAGCCGCCGCGGTGGCCACCCCTGTCGCCAGGGCCATGGAGACGATCCCAGTCGAGGCGCGCCCCGAGGCGCCAGTCGCCGCCGCTGTTCTGAGCGCGGTGCATGGCCGCGACCGGAACGCCGCAATCCAGCATCTCGTGCAGGCGGTGACGACGCCATGAGCTGGATGCACGATCCGCCCGCCAAGGCGCCCCCGATGCCACCGCACGTCGCCCTGGAGGCGCTCATGGGCGCCATCTCGAAGACAGAGGTCGCGGGCCAGGGCACGCCCGCGAGCGCTTACCTGCGTCTCATGGCGCCGAAGCAGCAGTATGACAAGTGGGGCGCGCCGCTTCCGCTTTCGGACGTCGACCAGGACCGCATCGACAGGCTGTTCGCGGTGCTCTCCGCGCCGATGGAGCGGCCGCGCGCGCTGCTCCGCGCCGGCATGCTCATCCCGGACGAGGTGGAGGCCATCAAGGCGGCGTTCCCCGAGGTGTACACGGTGCTCGTCGAGAAAGTGCTGCGCGAGCTGATGGACTCCGTGCCGCCGTATCGCGAGTGGGCAGAAACCGTCGTCGGTGTGCTCTTCGGCATGCCGCCCGCGCAACTGCTACAGTCGGCCGAGTCGCCCGAAAAGCAAATGGCCGCGCACGAAGCGAAGACCAAGAAACCAGAGACCACTCCCGACATGTCGGGGACGGCCGCCGACCGGAGGGACATCGGCGTGAGAAAGGAACTGCGATGAGTCGTTTTCGGACGAATGAGAACTACAGCAAGGGGGCGATCGCCTCAAACGCGAGCTTCGTGGGGGCGTGGTTTTGGATCGAAGACGCCAACTCGATCGGCCTCATCGCGACCATTCCAGCGGGAAGCGGAAGCCCGACGGCGAGCTACACCATGGAGGTCTCCGACGATCCCGACGCGAATAAGAAGACCGACGCGCAGCTCCTGCAGCCACCCACGGCGGTCACCTTCACGGCGGCGCAAATTGCCGCGTTCCCGGCCGGCGCAGACGTCGCGCAGAACTTCCTCTATCAGTTCGACCCATGCCCGCGCGCGAAGTGGGCGCGCTTCAGCTACATTCGCACTGGTGGCGGGTCGGCGACGCTGAACCAACGGCTTGCCGTTTCACTGCGGGGCATCTGATGGGCTCCGCGATGTGGCCGGGCCTCGATAGCCTACTCGCTGGGCTGGCCGGCGGTCCTGGTCTGCTCAAGGTGAGCGCAGCCGGCGCGCCTTCGATCGGAGTCGACGGCATCGACTACGAATTTCCCTTCGTCGCCTCGGGCGTGAACCTGCTCGCGACGGGGCAGACCATCATCGTGCCCGCGCGTGCCGGCTTCAGGTTCATCCCGCGCGCCGCTCGCTTCCGACTGCGCATCCTGACCGGTGTCCAGGTCATCGTTCCCATCGTGCGCCTCGGGGCCAATGGCACGTTTGACAACATCGCCCCGCTTCTTACGACGGCGGTCACTGTCGTCGATCAGGTGCAACTCGTTCCGCTCGTCGCCGCATTGACGGCGGTCGACGTGGGCACGAACGCGATCAAGGTGGACGTGCAGACCGCTGGCACGGGGGCCACGGCCATGACGGCTGACATATTCCTCGACGGCTACTACCAGTAAGGAGACGGGGCACCATGGGACAGACGCAAGATTTCCAGGAATTTGTAGATAGCAATGCTGACGTTGCAGCCGCCGGTCGGGTACGCCTTCGCTCAAAAGGCGCCGTACTTCAGCAAAGTGTTGATGGTGGAGGATGGGTGAATGTACCCATCGGCCTTGCCGATCAAAGCACCATAGAACGTTTTCGTGTCATCGCCTCATCGTTCCTCGGCTCCGACTTCGGGGACTGGCGCGAGGATTTCATCGGCGCTGGGAATTTCGATTCCACCGCCAACAACACGGCTCTGTCGCTGGCGATCGCAAACCCCGGTGGTGGAAAGTATCAATTCACCGTCGGTGCCGGTACAGGCTGGGAATACCACGCCGCAAACGGTTACCCGCTCTGTGGCGATGTCGCGGCCGACCCGTGGATGCTGGCGTGGAAGGGTTGCATTACCACCATGTCAAGCACGTTCGAGATGGCCATGATGGGGTGGGTCAAGTGGCAGGCCACGCCACACTATTGGCTCATTGGGGGCGCCGATGGCGCTTCTCAGTACATGTACGTTGGGGTGCTCGGGTCAACGTCACAGACGACCATCGTCGTTACGATCTGGGATGGCACTACCCAGCGAGTACAGGATACGTTGATTCCGATCACTGTCGGCATCGACCAGGAGGTCATTTTGGTTCACGACGGCATGAGCACCATGTATCTCATCGTCAACGGCGTTGTGTCGTGGTCGTCAAGCGACATGCGCAACATCGGCCCCGGCACCGCTGGAATCCCGATGTTCTGTGGCCGTAATGGCGCCAACGCCGCGAAGGTCATTCATGACACCATGTACGCGGCAGGTGCGCGATGAGCATTGCAGCCCTTACCAAGTCGTCGCGAATTCTCGTATTCGGAGATTCGCTGAGCAGTGGCTTCGACTCCGGAGGCGTGCGCTCGTTTTCCTGGACGGATGGCTACTTGCCATCCGTGCGGAGCACGTTCGTCCCAGATTCACGTTTGCTTCTTGCCGGCTGGAGGCGCTGGCCGCGCGCGGCGGTATCCGGAACGGCGGGGGCGAAAGCGGGCGACTTCACTGGAACGATTGCGGCGACACTTGCGGCGATGCGGATCACGATCACGCATATCTTCTGGCAGTTCGGCATCAACGATGCGGCTGCAATTGCTGCGGCGACGCTTACGCTGGGCCAGTTTCAGACGAACGCCACCGCGCTCGTGACGGCAGGGCAAACGGCGTTCCCCGGGTGCAGTCAAATCTGGTGCGGTCCATGGGCGCACGACTCTGGCGATCTCGCCACGCAAATCGGTCAGATCGACGGCGTCATGCCAGCCATCATGGCCGCGCTCACGAATCCAGGCGCCTACATCAAGTGGAGTCTGGTCACGAACGGCGGCGGGAACAGTCTCGCCGACGGTACGCATCCGACGTTGCAGGGCGCCCAGGCACTCGCCGTGCCGGTGCTCGCGGCCGTGCCGATGACGCCGTGACCTTCGACCTCCCCACCGCAGGAATCGCCAGGTGACCATCGCCGACTTCATCGTCCCCGCACTCGGAGCCGTCTCGGGGGCGGCAGTGGCGTATTTCGCCCTCGACAAGCGCCAGGCCGTGAGCGAGGCGGTGTTGACGGCTAAGCTTGAGGCCATCCAGGCTGCCCTGGACGAGCAGAAGGCCGAGCACATGCGTAGCGCCGCGAGCCAGGGAGTACGTATCGAAAAGCTCATAGATGAGGTGGGCACGCTGAAAGACTTCAGGGCGCGCGTCGAGGGTCGCGAGCAGCAGCGCGAGCTTTCCGAGGCGCATGACGGGCGAGTCAGGTAGAGGCGAAACGTGACGAACCTACAGGCTGGAGAGAATGGACAATGACGATTCGAGCCCCGGTTACCACCCTGACGACGAACCGACCCTTGTCCTCGGTCCGCGCATCACGCGCCCGCAGGTCAGCAAGGGCGTCCGCATCCTCGCCACCTCCTTCGGAGAACTTCGTCGCAGCTTGCATGAATTTGCTGACTTGGTCGATGAGGCCACGAAGCTGGGGGCGCTCACCTTGAGCCGCGGCGAGGCGGCCGAGATCGACGACTTCCTGAGCGAGGCGGCCCACCGCATCAAGGGCGTGAGGCGGGCTATCAAGCGGGCCTCAGGTCCGGTAGAATCCAAGAGCAAGGAGCAACTATGACGCCACGCACGAAGCAGATTCTTCTCACCGCCATCACGATCGGGAGCGCGATCGCGATCGGCATCCTGCAAAAAAGCGCCTGGCATGGAGCGCCGGTGTTACTGGCCCTCCTCGTGAACCTGCGAACCGTGTTCGGCTTGCCGCCCGTGCAGTCGACCGGGGCCGCGGCGACGGCAGAGCAGCGCGCACCGTCGGCGACCATGGCGGCCGTGTCGAAGGTGGTCAAGTGAAGCGCCTTCGCGCCCTCATCGCGCTCGCCGGCCTCTGCGGCGCGCTCGCGTGCGCCACCGTGCCGCCGGGGACGCCACCGACACCGGGGACGACCTTCGACGCCTGCAGCGCCGACGTGCTCAAGGGCGCCGAGGCGCTCGTGGGCCAAGTCGCGACCGACTTGCTCACGGAGAACTACGAGGCGCTCATCCTCACGCTGGGCGGCGGCGTGCTCACGCCCGAGCTTCGCTGCGCGGTCCAACTCGCGGTCGCCGACTTCTCCGCCAAGGCGGAACGCTCGAATGACGTCGAGGTGACCATCGGAGCGACGCACGGGCGGATGTTCCTGGCGGCGCATCCGTGAGGAGACTCTACCGAATGCTGCGTTTCGGGCCGCCTCTTTATCGAGCGGCCCGGCGCGTCGGCTTCTCTGTCTTCGGAGCACTTGGCGTCGTGGTGCGCCCGTGACCCTCTGCGCAGTGACATTCGATCCGGGCCTCGGCGTCGACCCACGCACGGCCGAGTTCTGGTGCGCGGCGCTTGACGCGCAGTCGCAGGAGTTCGCCGCCGCGTGGGGCATCCCCTACGTGCCGGTGCAACTCTTCGATTCCGACGTGCTGCTCGCGTTCGGCCAGGACGATGCCGCGCTCGCGCGCTTCGTCGCCGACACGCGCCTAATGACCGTGCAGGCGTCGCTGGACGTTCCGAACGCCCTCGGCTTTCACGATGATGTGGCCGGCGTCATCTTCGCTCGCGTGATGTTCCAGGGCGACGACACGCCGATCACGATGTCGCACGAAAAGTGCGAGGAGGACGGGGACCCGACTTGCGATCTGTATGTCGCCATGGGCAACGGGAAGGAGCAAGCGAAAGAGGCCAGCGATAGGGTCGAAGGCGACTCTTATGATCAGGTCGCGACCATCGATGGCGACACGATGACGGTCAAGCTCTCGAACTTTCTTCTACCGTCGGCATTCGTTCCCAACTCAACCGGCCCCTGGGATCGCATGGGCAAGCTCACGACGTGGGACGGCCTCACGAGCGGAGGCTATGAAATAGTCCGCGACCAAGCTGGAAACGAGACCCAAGTGTACGCGCGCGTGGGTCGCGTCGGCATGAATGGACACGCGGCGCTCGCGTCGAAGTTGCAACGCGGAGACTCGCGCACGATGCGTAGGCTACGCGGACGGTGGTCCCCGTGAGGCTCTTGGCCGCCGCCCTCCTGCTCACGGCGCTCGTCGTCGCGCACTTCGCGCTGGTGTTCTGGCGGGAGACCGAGTAGCGATTGACGTAACACGGCCATCCGATATGATGTATCCATGTCACGATGGCCAGCCAGTACGGAAGAGGAAAGATTCTGGTCGAAGGTGAACAAGGACGGCCCGACCGTCCGCGAAGACCTCGGACCTTGCTGGGTCTGGACTGCGGGCTCCTGTCATAACTATGGAGCATTCAGGTCTGACGGAGAATTCCGAGCGCACCGCGTTTCCTGGAAACTTGCCCATGGTAAGCGTGCCGCCAAGTGCGTTCTGCATCATTGCGACAATCCGAAGTGCGTGCGGCCTTCGCACCTGTTTGAGGGCACACAAACGGAAAACGTCGCCGACATGGATCACAAAGGCCGACGCGTTCCGTCCAGTGTGGTTGGCGAGGATACTTCCCAGGCAAGGCTTACGGCCGCGCAGGTGATCGAATTGCGCAAACTGTATTCGCTCGGTTGCTCAACTCAGCGTTCATTGGCCGCGCATTTCCAAGTTAGTCAGGGAACAGTAAGCGACGCTATTACGCGCAAGACGTGGGGGCACATTCCATGATTCAAGGCGCAGATGTAAATCATTTCCACAAGGTGACCAATTGGGGCCTAGCCTCGCAGAACATCCGATTCCTCGTGGCGAAGGCAACCGAGGGCAGCGACTTCGTAGACCCGACGCTCGGCGTGCACCTCGCCGGCTTCCGCGCGTCGTCGCTGGACCTGTTCATTGCGTACCATGTCGCACGCGCTGGCGACCCCGCCGCGCAAGCCGCATTCATGTGCAAGCGCGTCGGCCCCCTCGGGCCTCACGAACGCGTTGCCCTGGACCTCGAGCGAAGCGCGGGCGTGCCCTTCGCGTGGATTGACGCCTTCTATCGGGCGCTCATCGGCGACGGGACCGACCCGATGATCGAAAGCGTGCCCGGCCTCTACGGCTCGAAAGGCAGCTGGGCGGCGGCCGGCGGCCCGCCCGACTGGGACCTCGCAAAGTACGTGTGGCTCTGGGCGCCGAAGTACGGCGCCGAGCCTGACGCGGCCGCGCTACCGGGACCATGGACGGGCATCGGCGAGCGGTTCTGGCAAGATTCGCAGACCGCTCAGATCCCGGGCATCGACTGTAGCAACGGCGGCTGCGACCAGAACATGTTCCTGGGAACCCAGGACGAGCTCACCACGTTCGCGGCCTGAGTCACGGCTTCCCAGCCCTCTCTCGCTCTGCGCAGATGGCGTCGGCGATGTAGTCGGCCCTTGCTCGATGCTCAGCGGTCAAGATGCCGGCCCGCGCAATCCCTTTGGCCCTCTCAAGACCAGCGGCGTAGGCGCGCTGGAGGCAGGCGGTGATTTCGTCGCACCGCCGGCCGTGGATACCTTTGCCGTCCTCGGCGGCGCACCATTTCACGGATTCACCACCTGCGAGCGCGTGCGCCTCTTTCCTTGCGTCGTAGCTCATCGCCTTTCCTTCCCTGGAGTGGCCGTCGCGCGCCTATGCCGTCGCCACACGATTCCGATGCCGACGTTACCGATGGTCAATCCGGTGAAGAAGTAGTCCCAGCGGTAGTCCTCGGGCGCGTCGGGACCATTCATCATGACTGCCACGCCGAGCGGGCCTTTCCATTTGAAAGAGACGCTCACCTCCCACCTCCCGAAGAGCGCCGCGGGTCTGCCAACGACTCCTGTAGTCGCGCAATCCGTTCCCGCGCCGCCTTTGTTTCGCCCTCCGCGAGATAGCCGTCCAGCTCGCGGAGCTGCTCGAGAATGAATCCGAGTCCGATCATGCGCGTCGTCAGTCCACCTCGCCCCGAGGTGCGGTGGACGACGTAGGCGTTGAGCGTGATGCCATTGCGAGCAGCGCGGCGTCGCGCCTCGGCCTCGCTATCCTCGGAGGGATAGCGGACCGAGACGGGCGGGCGCTGCGCGGAGCGGGTCATGATCGCGTGTTTCCCCAGACCTCGCCGCCATCGACGAGCACACGTACGGACATCACGTCCGAGTCCGAATACGCGGCGCGAGCCCTAGCGCGCGCTTCGCCGATCGCCCCGTCGCCTTGGTCAACGATCGACGAGTGACCGTCGGTATAGAACGCCTCGACCTCGTAGCTGATTGTCTGCTCGGAGTCCATTTAGCGCACCACCACGAAAGCGACGCGGTAGTCGTCGCAGTTCTCGGTCACGGTCCCTAGCACCTTGCGACCAAGCTTCGCCTCGATGGCGGAGACGTTCATGTTGCGGTTCACGTCGCGCAGATCCTCCTCGTTTGCGGCGCGGATGAATTCCCCGGTCCGGCAGTCGATCAGGTCGTGCATCTTCGTCTCCTCGGTCTGGGTTGTCGTCGTGTCCATGGATAGAGAGTACTACACACGGTATTACTAGTCTAGCTGGATTCGACAGTCCACGGTCTATTTGTGCAGTTGCGTCATGGCGCGAGCAAAGTGCTATTTCGATCCCGGAGAGCGCCGTGCGCGCCAGGCTCTGTATTCAGGGAGCGCCAGCAACTCGGCGATGCGCTCCTCCCACCGGATACGCAGCGACGTGGGACGCTTGGGCATGTTTGGCCGTTCGAGGATGAGTATCAGCGCCGTGTCTAGCAGCACGTCGGGCGCTACCTCGGGAGTGGGGCGGGCGGGGCCGGAAGCGAAGCCGGCGAAGCCACAGCAGTGCGGGCATGAATCATCGGTGGCTCGCCCATGAACGCAAGTCATCGGGGCTCTCCAGGTAGAGCGGCGAGACGTTCGACCGTGTAGCCGCAGGCGCAGCGTTTCGCGTCGACTGGCCGATTGTCGAAGAGATGGACACCGTCGGCCCATTGCGGGCAGAGCAGTCGCATACCGTGCTCCGCGAGCTGCTTACGTCGCTCGTCGGTCAGCGCCATGGCCTCTCCCTGTACCGCTGGGCTGGGCAGCGCCGGTTCGTAGGCTTTGCATTCGCATCGCGCGCACGCAAACGGCGGCTTTCGGTAATGAACGTGTGGCGTGTCGGCGTATCGACCGGTCTCCTTCTCGGCGCACACGCAACGATTCGGATCCGAATTGCCGCCGTAAATCCCCTTGTGAATCGCGCTCACACGCTCCAGCGCCGACGCCTCCGGTGGACTGCTAGGGGCGGGGGCGCTGCGGTCACGCGGCTGGAAGCTGGTGCATGTGCAAACGAGACCGCGTCCCAGCGGCACCGTACACCAACCCCCGGTCCCATGAGCGCGACTCGAATGCTCGCAACGGCAGAGCCCCGTCTCTCGCGGTACGTCTGCGGCGGGTGGGGGGGCGTTTCGTTCCCCATGCCATGGGCATCCCCGTTGATTACAGGACTCGGCAACGTGATATGGAGGGCCAGCGTTGTCGTGGGCGGCGTACTTTCCCTCCTGTCCCTGCTCCCGAGGGGCGGCGGTTGCTGGTGGGTGCAGGAATGCCACGACGCGGTCCCACCAGTTCCGCCAGTGACTGCTCGCGCCCGCCACGACCATCGGCGGTGTGTCGTTCAGGAGTGCCGTCGCCGTCGCCAGCCGTCTCTCGGCGTCTGCTAGCTGGGATGCGAGGGTGGCGGGGTCGGTCATGGGGTCTCGCCGTGGAAGCGTTTCGCCTGTTCCCATCGCTCCCCGGTCTCGCCGCCAACGCTGACGCTGCACACGATACTGGCCCATTCGTTGGCCGGGACCGTTACATCGACACGCAGCCATTCACTCTGCGGGCCTTCGCGCAACATCACGCGCACGGAGCCGTCAGGGTTGCGCCGAAAGTACCAGCCGTCGCGCCAATGAAAGCACTTCGTCGCCTCGTCTAGTTGTCGGATCCGCTCCTGTTTATCACTCTCCTGACGGGCATTCCATTCCTGCCTCTGGCGTTCGGCACCTTCACGGTAGGCCACACGCGTCGCTTCCATGACCGAGACGCATGCAGGGCGCTTGCACCAGTGCCTATCCAAACAGGAAACCGGCCCCGTGCTTCCTTCGCCCTCCGTCGGGAGCGCGCAGTTAGAACACACCGGAGACGCAAGGACCTTATTGGCAATTGCGGCGCGGAAGTCGCCCTCGGATGGCCACGCGCGCTCCCACTTCTGACGCTCCAACAGAACGGTGGCGCTGTCATAACTCGCATGGACGTCGAACAGTAGGCGACTGTGATAGACGCCCCTCGTCCAGTCGTAGCCGGGGCCGCCATAGCCCTGTATAGAGCCAGAACGAATCGTGAGTTTAGGTGTGAATCCTTTGTCGCTCATTTGCGGGTCTCCTTACGTGTAGCTGACGGGGTGGGGCTCGTCATGAATCCTCCCTGTCGTCACTGTCGTCTGCGCACATGGTACAGGGCTCAACCGGGGCCTCGGGTAACAGTGCCCGACCAGCTTCATCGGCCTCAAGAAACTGGCGCCACGAGAAGCGCCGACCGAGACCCTGGACCGTCTTTAGCTTGCCTGCGGCCCGCGCCTTGTCTTCCATGGCCAGGGAATTGGCAATCTCCCTCTTTGATAGGGCGAGAATCTCCGCTTTCGTGCTCGACGGGCAAAAATAGCAAGCCGACTTGGGAGGCACGGGGAGTCCCGTGCGTTTGATCGCAGCGATACAGCCGTCGCGGTCTATCCCCCAGTCAATCAGTGGAGCACGGAACGTCCAGCGCTCATTCTCCCGCTTTGCGTATCGGTGCGCCTCGCCTGCGTCGTAGCCAAGTAGGGCACAGGGCTTGCCGCCCACCGACCTTAGAGCCTTGATGCGCGCCTGATGGTTAGACCACTTCTCGAAAGGGCGGATCTTCCACTTGTCGGCGCATCCGCCAAGCCCATAGGCCCTCGATGGCAACTCGGAGACGCGGATCGAATAGTCATACAAAGACTTGTCGCCGGCTTCGGTTTCGTATCCGACAATTGTCAAATCGGGCCAGCTCACCGATTTGAGCCACGCGCGAAACTCTGCGATGAAGGCATACGTTGCCTTCTTCTCACCGCCCGTGTCGGAGAACGAAATGAAGTCGGGCCGCTCGCCGCGCTCCTCCATCTCACAGGCCAATCCCGTCGAGTTGACCCCGCCGCCCCACCGCAGCACCGAGATGCGGGGAAGCATCCTATAAACTTCGATGCCCATCGGTCCCCTGGCGCTCACTTCGCAGCCCCCTCTCTCCCACCCGTACCGCTGCTGGGCAGTTCGCGCTCGCGGGAGTTCTTGGCCCGCACCTCCTCGCGAAGCGCCGCAAGCTCTGCACGCGTCGGGAGCCTCGTCGCGGGGACTCGGGACCGCGCGAGGTTGCGCGTTGTGGCGGCCACCTGGTCGCGACGGGTCGGGGGAAGTTCCTGCTGCGCGTCGTCGATAATCTGCTGTCGCGTCACCGTGTCATCCCTTTCGGCAGTCGGTCGCGCAAACCCAACACCAGGGCGTCACCGTGGCTCAACCTTCGGCGCGAGCAGCGCCCCGCACTCCCCGCACCGGTGCGACGCGTGGTGCTCCGGGTCCTCGTCGGGTGCGCAGCCGCACGGGCCTTGTGGCGAGCACACACAAGGGGACGCGGAGCAGATTAGCGGGACTGGAATGCGGGTCACTTCGCCGCCTGCCTTCGACACGCCTCAGCCCACATTTCGAGCTTGAGCGCGTGCCAATATCCGAGCACAGTGCGACGCCGCTTGTACTTCCACCGCGCCCGGTCTTCGTGGTTGTCGAACATCATGCGCTTCACCTCCTTGAACGTAAGGCCCGTGCGGAACGCGAGTGCCGACGTCGAGGCCGTGGCCTTCATGAGCGTCTTCCTCATCGGCAACGACGATGAACGTGCGCCCGACGTCGTCGTCGCAGAAAAACAACTCGCTCACCGGGCCACCATCACCCGCCTGAGCAGCGCAAACCAGGCCCGGACAAGCGCCTGATTCGCGGCGTATCGCTCAGTCTTGGACACGCGCCCAGCCCTCCGGCCGTGACTCACGTTGCCTGTGGACCTTCCATACGTCGCCCGGCTTGCCGAGCAAGCGCACGGTTTCGTGCGTATCCCAGGACCGCTGATGTACGACGTCCGCGCCGCCGAGCTCGACCGTGCCGTCGCCGAGTTGCAGGTAGCATACGAGCTGGGAGCCCTTCACCTCGAAATGTCGCGACGTCAATTCGTCGATGACGTGGTGATGGCCGGTCTCCGAATGGGCCACGATGAGCGCGCCTGAGCGCGGAACCTCAATGGCGGTCGGCGGCAGAGACTTACGCGGTATCTTGACGAACAGAACGTCACCTTGGGCGATGTATTTGCGAGCGATTTTCATGAGCGGGCCTCCAGTTTTCGGATCACGGTTTCGGGAACATCATACGTCCAGGCGTTCGCCGCCAAGGCGGTTTTCATCTCATTTGGCACAGGTAGGCAGAACGTCCTTTGAGTTCCGCAGAGTACGCGGATAAACCGCGACTTCGGCGCATCCGGTAAGTCCACCTCCAGAAGAGTGCCGACCATAGGGTCGACATCCGCGTCAATCACGCGGTGAGGTAATTGCTCAAGGATACGCGCCCAGCCGATGATTTCGGCGGCGGCTCGACGTCTCTCGACCGATGGATCGGTGAGTGCGATTTTCGGATCCAGCTTCGCGCCAGACGTGATCCATTCCGCTGGTATCGTCGTCCCATGCCACGAATACAGGCCCCAGCCATCGGGCCACTGAATCGCGGCGCGTGTTACCGAGTGGAGGCGCCCCTGTTCGTCGCGGTCGATATGCGTCGGCCGTTCGCAGGCCATGACGAAGTCGCGATGTGGCCACCACCAGCATGCAGATTCGGAGGTTGCACAATAAGCGCGCAACCGTGATTCCATTTCATTTCCCAGGTCAAGACCGCATACGTCGACAAAGAATGTCGCCCATGACTGGGTCCATTGCCAGAACTGGCCGCCCATTCTTTTCCAGAAGTTATTTTTTATTTCGTCAACCGCGCCGCCAACCGCGCCGCCAACCGCGTCGTCAACCGCGCCGCGAACCGCGTCGCCAACCGCGCCGCCAACCGCGCCGCCAACCGCGTCGCGAACCGCGCCGCCAACCGCGCCGCCAACCGCGTCGCGAACCGCACCGTCAACCGCGCCGCCAACCGCGCCGCGAACCGCGCCGTCAACCGCGCCGCCAACCGCGCCGCCAACCGCGTCGCGAACCGCGCCGCGAACCGCGTCGTCAACCGCGCCGCCAACCGCGCCGCCAACCGCGCCGCCAACCGCGCCGCGAACCGCGTCGTCAACCGCGTCGCGAACCGCGCCGTCAACCGCGCCGCGAACCGCGTCGCGAACCGCGTCGTCAACCGCGTCGTCAACCGCGTCGTCAACCGCGCCGTCAACCGCGCCGTCAACCGCGCCGTCAACCGCGCCGTCAACCGCGCCGCGAACCGCGCCGTCAACCGCGTCGCGAACCGCGTCGCCAACCGCGCCGTCAACCGCGCCGCGAACCGCGTCGCGAACCGCGCCGTCAACCGCGTCGCGAACCGCGCCGTCAACCGCGCCGCGAACCGCGTCGCGAACCGCGTCGTCAACCGCGTCGTCAACCGCGTCGCCAACCGCGCCGCCAACCGCGCCGCCAACCGCGTCGCGAACCGCGCCGCGAACCGCGCCGTCAACCGCGCCGCGAACCGCGTCGCGAACCGCGTCGTCAACCGCGCCGTCAACCGCGCCGTCAACCGCGCCGCGAACCGCGCCGTCAACCG